CAACTCGATCAACTGATCCTTCATCTTACCCATCGTCTTGCTCCTCAAAATCTGGCTCAACATGGTACGTCCCATGGTGGATGTCTGCCCATTCAAAATCCTCTTTGAACTTTAACTGCGCCTCCTTAGCACTGTCCGCCTCAACCCATTCCTCAATCTCAAGTGTCACTTTAAATCGCATCACACATCTCCAAATCTAGGTTTGATCTCTTCCTCGAACCTATGCTCTAGGTCCCCGATAAATGTGCGGAACTCATCAGCCATGCTGTCATACAAAGTCGTATCAGGATAGTCCTCGATGTTCGACTCAACATACTCCTTCGCCCACGCATGAATGTGGTGGTAGATAAAGTTCTCCAACTGCTCTTGGAACATCGGTAATTGCTTATGCATTCTTAAACTCCTTATACACTGCCTTAACCATCACGCGGTACGCATTCGCATCCTCCATCGAACCAAACGCAGGTGTTCCCGACGTTACATAATTAATGCCGTCCGCATCGTGGACCTCGCACCAGTACTCAATGTCCGCAAGGTAGTTGCTCAACAAAGAGATCGCCTCTTGCTTCAATCCTTCACGCATCTTCTTCCTCCTCGTCTAAGTCAGGCTCCCAACACTTGTCCTCGCCGTTGACATAACGGCCCTCGAACATCATCCCCTCGTCCTGATAGTCCGCATCAACAGACAGCCCCATGCCAACCAACGCATCCCACACAGGAATAGGCGGAGACCATGCCGTCCAACAGTTAAACGAGAACGAGGCGTTCATGGTCCATGGATCACCAGTGTCAGGCTCATCGTCATGCAGATACAAAGGATTGGTGAATTGAACGTCAACGACATCCCACTTCGTGCCCCAGTTATTGACACGCCAGTCATACCAACCCGCAATCGTATACCCATTCTGAGAGCGGGTCTTGGGCGCAAGCCATTGCTCAAACGCCATCGGCTTGATCAACTGGCAGAACTGTGGCTCCTCCTTGCTCAAATTGTCATACAGTTCTTTGACCAAGAACCTTGGACCATAAATCTCAACTTGCTGATAACAATGATTAGGCATCTTGAACCTCCAATGTTGTGAACTCGGCTAACCCTTCACGCCAATCTGTTTCATCATAATCTTCCCACTCAGGGTTGCGGCCCTCGTTAATATATTCAAGGATCATGGGAAGGGTCATGCGGTACTCACTACCGCACTCGACATCTACAAGAGTATAAACTTTACGCATCTTGCTTCTCCTTGTCTTCGATGGACCAAGTAGATAGGTCCTTGGTCATTGCCTGAAACTTCCAATAGAAATCCTCACAGTTCGACAGGAACTTTTCCGCACGGTCTTCGCTGTACGATTTGCGCATGTCATATGCAGCGTTCTTCATGCCGTGCATCATGCCGATGACAATCTTCATTTCGTTCACGGTCATGTGATCTACGTTGAAGGGGATAGTTATTTGTTTCATTTCATTTCCTTTCGTAATACTTGTTGAATGGTTGTAGAATAGTTGAGGCTGTCGATGGTGTCAACAAAAAAGATGATTACGCTGTATACGGTATTTTTCCAGAATTTTCAAAAATTTTTGAAATGAAAAATGCAAACGTGTAATCAGCGTAAACGGCGTAATCAAGACCTTATTTATATAGCTGCGTATGATTACACTTGATTACAAAAGGGGGGTAAATGATTACACTTGGATGCCCTTGTTCCGACAATATGTTTGCAGTATACTTACAACCACATGGAAAAACACTGTAAATAGCGTAATCAGGTGTAATCAATATGGCTTCCAAAAAAGAAGAGATCGAAGAAGAGTTTGGTAGGCAGTTGACCAACCGCCAAATGACCTTTGCTCAGAAGATTGTCGAGGGTATCTATTCGAATGCGGAGTGTGCCAGACTGGCAGGGTATTCTCCTGAGTTGGCAGGGAAACAGGCATCTGTTTTGTTAAATGGCAGAGACTATCCGCATGTCGTGGAATACATCCAAGAGTTAAGACAGGAACGAGAGCGGCGGTATGGTGTGTCCACCATTGGTCAGCTTGAAAGATTGCATCAGCTATCGCGTGGTGCCGAGGATGCAGGGCAGTTCTCCGCTGCAATCAACGCTGAAAAGATACGGTCAGCCCTCGGTGGTTTGACTATTGATAGACGCGAAACAATAAATACGATAGACCAACTATCGAGAGACGAGATTACGGCGCGACTTGCTGCACTACAAAAACAATATCCGCAAGCGTTCCAGATTGAAGGCAGCTATAAGGATATAACAGATGAGCAGGGGACCAGAGGCGAACTTCTGGAATCAGATACGCCAGAACTTACCGAAGAAGTGCTTCGCAACGAGGATTGAAAACAAGCACGGCGGCGGTGTGCCTGATGTCCACATGGTATGGGATGGCCTACCCTTTTGGATGGAATTGAAAGTAGCGAAAAGTAACGCGATTAAAGTCTCGGCTCATCAAGTTGCTTGGAATATGGCATATTTTGCCAGAGGCGGGGCCAATTTCTTCTTAGTAAAGGACCTCTCTACGAAGGATATAGTTTTATTTGGGGGTGATCAGGGGCCTGATTTGATACAGGGCGGTATGTCTGCGGCCCAAGGTGCGAGGTTCGAGGACCCTGCGTCTTTGTTCTGCGCCCTGCGGCCTCGTTTGGAGGCTATATACTCTGCGGCTCTGCGGCCCTGCGACCCTGCGGCCTCGTAGTTTTATCTTATCCGGTCATGTGCCAGGGGACAAGGCAAAAGAAAAGAGGGCCGTGGCCCTCTGTCCTAGTGTTCGACGATTGCGATTGACTTGGCTTTACTGGATCCCTTGCACAATTTGCATGCGGTACACTGGACGCGCCGCCCTGCCTCTTTTGATGCGGGGCATAGTGCTTCGCGCTTGTGGTCGATCTGCCCAAGGTTTGCGATTACTCGGAACGTGCGGTTCCCTGCTTCCCAATGCGCGACTGCTTGCGCGTGGCTGTCAACCGATTGCATTGCAATATCTGGACGCCAGGGGCGTTGGTGCGTGTAGGCTGTCCAGGTGTCGCATTCTGCAAGCAATTCGTCCCACACTTCGGACGGTACTGCGGCGGGGTCCCCGTACGTTCCGACGCGTACGAAACGACCGCGGCCCATGGTGCGCGGGTCGCCCTCTTTATATACGCCGCGCAAGAATGATTTGAATACAATCAAGACGCCCTGCCCAAGGTTAACGTAACACTTGCGGCCCTTGGCAATCTTGCGGTTTGGATCCGTGGTAACTTCGCCGCGCATTGGGCAGTTGCCACAAATAGAATAGTCCGCGCCAGTTTTGCTGGCTTCAAGCGGGTTGATATCGCTGCGCAATATGTAAGTTTGCACAACGTGTCCGGTCTTTGTGTTGCGGTTTGAATATGTCGCGATGACGACAATGGGCTTTCCATCCAATAAGCTAGGCCCGTTGTAGATGATAGCTGATTTCATAGTGTTTCCTTTCTAGTTAACGGTTTGATTGTACGCCAGGCACAACCAAAGAACAAGTAAAAAGTTTTCAAAACTCTGCGGCCCTGCGGCCCTGCGGTTCTATTGTCTGCGGCCCTGCGGCCTCGCCGCTCTATATTAAAGAGGGGGCCGCGTGGCCCCCTGGTTTACTTTCTTCCTTTCAAGATTGCGTGTATCAGTTTCGCTTCTTTCTTGGAGATTGGTTGCCTGGACGTTTTGATTGCCTGGTCAACCGCGTCTTTGTTGTACGTGGTCATGTAAAATAGGGGGCCGTAGCCCCCTCTCCCTTATACTCGATCTAACATGTTTTCAAATTCGCGCTTCGCTTCTTCAACAGTCGCGCGGCGCAGTGCTTTCAGTTTGGATGCAAGACCTTTTGCTTTCCAGTTGTTGGACGTATCGTTGTTGACCAACTCATCCAATGCCTCGATCAATTCGCTGATCTCACCAAGATCCACATCGATCTTGACCTGCATTGTGTTTTCTAGAACATATGATTTTTGCATTTTAAACTCCTTGCGTAATCATTAACGAGGCACCATTGCCTCTGACACTTTGATACCATGGATCCAACAACCAGTCAACAACCAATCCACAAAAGTGACGTAACGTAACGAACTCAACCTCTGCGTGTGCCCTGCGGTCCGGCTGGCCTGCGGCCCAACAAAAAACCCTGCGGCTTTGCAAGCCGCAGGGGATCAACG